AGTATTCCTTAAGGGTGACACAGTATACCCACGCGAAGTAACAAGATACAACTGGGCAGCAAAGAATCTGCTCGGTAACAAGATATTTGAATTAGGCTGCACAAACGGATACGGTAGACAATTCTTTCCAGATGACATCGAGTACACTGGCGTAGACTATGACCCGATCATTGTTGAGGTGGCTAAGGAACAGGGTTGGAATGGTACAAATAATACTTTTATTAGCGCTGATATTAATCAGTTTGAAATGGGTCAGTACGATACCATCGTTGCCTTTGAAGTAATTGAGCACCTTGACAATGGCTTAGAGATTGTCGAGAAGTTTAAAAAGCACTGCAAGCGCCTGTTAATTACCGTGCCGATGAATGAGCCACCAGGCTTCTGGGGCCCACACCACAAGATTCATGGTTTGAACGAGCGCCACTTCCCTGGTTTTGAGTTTAACTACATCAACGAGCAGGGTGAGATTTCAGATGTGCCACAAGACATCACACCTGAGAATCCTTGCAACTTGATGATTTGTAGGTGGACAGCTAGTGAGTAAGGTACTGTGCTCCGTGGCAACACGGGGGCGGTACTTCACAACACTGCCCCTAGTACTAAACGCCATTATCAATCAGACAAGACCCGTGGATAAGCTGGTCATCTTTGATGATAATGACGAGCCGCAAGACATGCGCAGTCAGATGATTTACCAGTACTTTTTTCAGATGTTAGACATCAAGGGTATTGCGTGGGAGTGGTTGTATGCTGATAAAAAAGGTCAGCACCACATTCACCAACGAGCTAATAGTATGGGATATGAGTGGGTGTGGCGCGTTGACGATGATGCCATACCAGAGCCTAACGTACTAGAAGAGCTTTATAGCCACGTAGACGAGTTTGTTGGCGCAGTAGGTGGGTCTGTACTAACCCCACCATATACGCCAGACACAAGCACTGTAACAGGCCTTATTGACAATATTGATAATGAACCTAACATCCAATGGGGTGTTATTAAAGAGGAAAAACAAGTTGAGCATTTACATTGTACTTTTCTTTATCGTGCTGGGGTTGTTGATTACAATTTGGGACTGTCTCGCGTCGCTCACAGGGAAGAAACAATATTCAGTTATAGACTACATCAAAAAGATTATAAAATCTTAGTAGTACCTAATGCGGTAACATGGCACATGAAGAACCCCGAAGGTGGGATTCGTAGCGAGACAAAGCAGGAACTATATGAACATGATGAACAGATTTTTAGAAATATTCTTAGATACCGTGATAAAACCATTGTGGTTCTTAATTGCGGTCTTGGCGACCATCTTGTATTCAGCCATGTACTTCCTTCAATACCTAATGCTGAAGTGTTTACTTGCTACCCTGAAGTGGTTCCCGGGAAGTCGATAGCAGAAGCAATACATTTATTTGGCGACATTGATCCTTGGAACGTCTACAAGAAGATGGATGAGTGGAAGTGGAAAGATAGCTTAGAGAACGCGTACAGAAAGTTATACGCATGATTATTATCTCACCATACTCCAAGGCGTTACTGAGCGGTAAGCAGAACCCAAAGAATTATCCATATTGGAAGGAGTTGATCGAAATGATTGACGAGCCTATTATCCAGGTTGGAATAGAGGGGGAACAGCAACTAGTCCCCGATTTTAGAAAGAATTTACCTATTACAGAGTTGCGTAAGCTAATTCAAGAATGCCGTACATGGATCTCTTGTGACAGCTTTTTTCAGCACTTGGGATGGGACGAAGGTAAAAAAGGGATTGTGTTGTGGGGAGTATCTGATCCGTTGATATATGGTCACCCAGAAAATAATAACCTTTTAGCAGACAGAAAACATTTAGCAGAAAACCAATTTCTCTGGTGGGAGTTTGTAGACCACCGGAACGAACGATTTGTCAAACCCAAGATCGTTTTAGAACATCTTAAGGAATAAAAATGGCCGCATCCGGTTTTACACCAATACAACTTTATTACAGCACCGTGTCTGGACACGTACCGGTATCTACTGCTTTGCTAGACGGCGAATTAGCAATCAATAGTGCCGACGGAAAATTATACTATAAAAATAATACCGGAACAGTAACTTTATTGGCCGGGTTGTCTGGATTTAGTGGAGCTAGTGGATATTCGGGTGCTAACGGAACTAGTGGCTATTCTGGTAGCGGAACAAGTGGCTATTCTGGAAGTGGTGTTAGTGGTTACTCCGGGATTAGCGGATATTCTGGAACAAGCGGCTACAGCGGCTTTAGCGGATACTCTGGATTTGGTATAAGTGGATACTCTGGATTTAGTGGCTACAGCGGTACTAACGGAACTATTGGTGTTAATGGTACATCAGGATACAGTGGTATCTCCGGGTACAGCGGCGTTTCGGGCGCTAGTGGCATTAGTGGATTTAGCGGCTTTAATGGTCTAAGTGGATTTAGTGGCTTTAGTGGCACTAATGGAACAATTGGAAGCAACGGCGCATCAGGTTACAGTGGATTTAGTGGTGCTACGGGAGTTAGTGGTTACAGCGGCGCAACCGGCCCAACAACCTATCCAAGCACTGGTTTTGCAGTTTCTACGGGCTCGGCTTGGGGCACATCCCTTCCAGATCCATTGCAAGTTGGTCATGGTGGCACTGGGTTATCTGCGCTTACTGCAGGCTATGTCCCGTTCGGTAGTTCAGCTACTGCGCTAAATAGCAATTCAGTTTTTTATTGGGATAACACAAATATTCGTTTGGGTGTTGGCACAGCTGGACCAGTAGCGACATTGCATGTCAAAGGTGGTAATTCAAACAACGCTATTATAGATAACAACGGTTCACAGTACACCACTTTAAGCTGGTACAATAATGGTACAGAAAAAGCTCAAGGTTACTTTGATGCTACCAATATCTTGTTTGTTTTTGGTACTGATGTAGCAGCTCCAGTAATTTTCAAAGCAAACGGCACCGAGGGTCTGCGTTTGTCTAGTGGTGGTGGTGTGTCTGTTGGTACATCAACCGGAGCCGGTGCGAATAACTTACTAGTTGCTGGAAACGTAACTGGTGCAAACTTTATTACTAACGGATCGACCGCGTTTACTATTACACAATCTGGCACTAAATTGTTGTTTAAATATGGCGCCACAACAATTGCGTCATTAGACTCTTCAGGTAACTTCATTGCACTTGCTAACGTAACAGCGTACGGAACACCATAATGGACCTTCAAACCCTCATCAACACAGTGCTACCATTAATTTTTGTAGCCATCGGCTGGTTCTGCAAGGAACTCTGGAATGCTGTTCAGGATCTTAAAGATGACCTGACTGACATCCGTACACACTTGGCAGACAACTACGTCAAAAAAGAAGACTTTGCAAGCCGCTGGGATGAGGTGTTAAAAGCAGTTCACCGTATCGAGGATAAACTTGATGCTCTTCGTAAATGAGAACATTTCTCAAGCAACTATTAACTGGCAAAGATAATCAGACGTATGATATCGGTAGAGTTACTTGGTTACTTGGTACCATCACTGTTATTGCTCTGGCTGCTTTCGAGGTGTCCACATCGCAGGTCGGCCTTAGAGAACTTGCGGAGGCTCTGGGAATTGTTTCGGCAGCGGGTGGCGCGTCGACCATGATGAAAAAAGACACCGAGCCACAATAATGTTTCCTTTAGGAATACTGACCTATGTCAAAATTGGACTTTTTGCTGCACTTTTATTTTTGGCTGGCTATATTGGCTTTAGCTTGGAAGCTGCGCGATTCGATCGCTATAAGGCAGCGCAACAAGCTGCCACCCAAAAAGCCCAAGAAGAACACCAAGCAGCCGCCGACCAAATAAGAAAAGACAAAGATGCTCAGATTACTTCTATTAACGCTCAGCTTGTCGATGCTATTAGTGAGCTGCGTAAACGTCCCGGTCGCGCCCAAGCCTCCAGCAATGGACAAGGTGGAACTGGGGCAACCCTTTCTGCCGAGGATGCAGAGTTTCTTACAAGGGAAGCTGCCCGAGCAGACATCATCCGCACCGGCTTATCAGCCTGCTACCAACAATACGACTCGATAAGTAAATGACACTTAATTCTTCAGGACCAATATCTTTAGCCGGAACCACTGCCGGGCAATCTATTGCAACAGAAGTTGGTAGCGGCGGCACAACTAACATTAGTCTTAATGATACAACTGTTCGCACATTGGCAGGAGTGGCAAGTGGCACAATATCTATGCCATCTAACTTTTGGGGTAAAAGTTATAGAATTGCGGTTTCTACTACAATTTCATCTGATTCAGCTAATCTTGTAATTAACCTAAGTTCTATTCCGGGATATGCCGCCGGAAGATCCGATATTACTATTACAGTTAACAGCGGGATTTACGTATATGGCACTTCTTCTCAAGTTGGATTAACTATTTCTGGAAGTACATCAGGAGATAAAGTAATTATTGTAAATAATGGTTACATTTTAGGTTGCGGAGGAAATGGCGGAGATTCTAATCTTTCAGCCACAGTTTCAGGAAGTACTGCGTTGCAACTGCCAGGTGTTCCTGTTTCGTTAACCAATAATGGTTATATTGCGGGTGGTGGCGGCGGTGGTGGTGGTGCTCCAAATGCTGGTGGTGGCGGTGGCGCTGGCGGTGGAAATGGGGGAAATACTAGTATATCAACTGGTGGAACTGGTGGATCTATAGGTAATAAAGGATCAGACGCACCTTACCCACCACCACCCACACATTCTGGCTACGGCGGAGGCGGCGGAGGCGGAAGAATTTTACCGGGGACAGGCGGAACTGGAGGGGGTGCAGGAAACGGAAGCATTGGATACGGC